GTTTCGTTTTGTGCCAACACCAGACGCAGCCTACACGGCAGAAATTGTTTACTTTGCAAATTTAAACAAGCTGTCTGCAAGTGTTGCAACCAATTTTCTTTTGACATCCAGCCCTGACGCATACCTGTATGGAGCGCTGTTGCAGGCCGCGCCATACTTGCAGGATGATGCAAGAATTCAAGTTTGGGCGACTCTTTACGAGCGTGCATTGAATGACTTGCAAGTGGCCGATGACCGAGGCTCAACTACCGGCGGCAAACTTATCACCCGCGCAAAAACTTTTGGCTAAGGATTAAAAATGGCAGATACCACCACCACGAATCTAGGCTTGACAAAGCCAGAGGTCGGCGCAAGTGCCAACACTTGGGGTACTAAGGTAAATACAGACCTAGACCAAGTTGATGCGCTGTTTGCGGCTGCCGGCACTGGCACAAGTGTCGGTCTAAATATTGGCGCTGGCAAGACCATAGCGGTTGCCGGTACGCTGACGGCAACAGGCACAATAAACCTGACTTCCCCAGCAGTTACCACCAGCCTGACAACACCATCAACGACCTTTGCCCTGGCCAACACTACGGCAACCACTGTGAACTTTGCCGGTGCGGCTACGGCCTTAAACCTTGGCGCGGCCACAGGAACAGCCACAGTAGCCAACACAACCCTAGCGGCCAAAGCGATCACGGCAAGCACGACCTTAGTGGTGACGGGTACATCAACACTGACTGGTCTTGTCACAGCAACGGCAGGGGTGACAGGGCCGATCACATCAAGCAGCGTGGCCATCACGGGTGGCTCAATCACCGGCATCACTGATCTGGCGGTGGCTGATGGCGGCACGGGCGCATCTACTGCTGCAGGTGGGTTGAATAACTTGCTGCCATCACAAACCTCTGCTGCCAACAAGTATTTGCAAAGCGATGGCACTAATGCGGCATGGGATGCTGTAAGCCTTTCTACTGCTGACATTACAGGCATTTTGGCAGTAGCAAATGGCGGCACAGCAACGGCAACCCCTAGCATTGTGGCAGGTACAAACGTCACAGTTTCAGGCACTTGGCCCAACCAGACCATCACGGCAGTAGGCTCTGGCTTTGGCGATGTGGTTGGCCCCGCCTCTGCGACAGACAATGCCATCACACGATACGATGGAACAACTGGAAAATTGATTCAAAACAGTTTGGTGACTGTGGCTGACGATGGTGCGATCACAGCGCCGCAAGTTGGATCGGTTATCCCGTTTTACTACGCAAACCAAGCAGCATTTCCCTCTGCCTCTACTTATCATGGCGCATTGGCTCACTCTCATGCAGATGGGGCAATGTTCTTTGCTCACAGTGGTGTGTGGGTCAGGATTATTGATAACGGTGGGCCTTTAGGAACACCCGCAAGTGGAACAGCAACCAATCTGACTGGCTTGCCTTTATCCACTGGTGTGACAGGAACTTTGCCTATTGCCAACGGTGGTACAGGGCAAACGACTCTGGCAGCGGCGAACATTGCTGTTGTCAATGTCGCCAACACCTTTACAGGTACTCAGACATTTGCTGGCACATCATCAGCGTTGGCAGAAATCTTGAGTAACGCAGCCGAAGTGGCAACTGTAGAAGCCACGGCAGCTACAGGCACGATCAACTACGATGTCACCACTCAGTCTGTTCGTTATTTCACCAGCAACGCATCAGCAAACTGGACAGTGAACTTCAGAGCCTCTAGCGGTACATCATTGAACACCGCCATGACTACGGGTCAGTCTGTGACTGTGGCTTTCCTTGTAACGCAAGGAGCTACGGCCTATTACAACTCTGTGGTTCAAGTCGATGGCACAACTGTGACCCCTAAATATCAAGGCGGCACTGCGTATGCGGCGGGTAATGCAAGTTCAGTTGATGTGTATATGTACACGATCATCAAAACGGGCAACGCAGCGTTTACCGTATTCACCTCACAGACCAAGTTTGCTTAAGGACAACCATGCCATTAGTTCAAACTAGAGGTGCGGCATCGGCCCAAGGTTTTGGTGAGTTTGCACAGGCAACCTCTGTCAACTATATTGAGGATTTGTTCTCTTGCTTTTTGTACACAGGTACAGGTGCTTCACAGACTATCACTAATAATATTGACTTGTCTACTAAGGGTGGATTGGTTTGGACAAAAAGGAGATCATCGGCTCAGACTCACGGTTTAATGGACACAGCAAGGGGCATATCTTCTCAACTAAGCTCTGACAGCTCAAGTGGAACCTTCACTAACACGGGTGACTTTGTTTCGTTTAATACAACTGGATACACAATAGGGCCACCAACATCAGGATCGGCTTTCAACACAAATGGCGAAACCTATGTTGGCTGGACATTCCGCAAGCAGCCTAAGTTTTTTGACATTCAAACGTGGTCGGGTAATTCCACAGCCAGAACAATTGCACATAATCTCGGTTCTGTGCCCGGTTGCATTATGGTCAAGCGCACAGATGCTACAGCGCAGAATTGGAACGTATATCACCAGTCTCTTGGTAACGAAGAACGAATTGCTTTAGACACTACGTCTGCTGCTGTTAACATTGGCAATGCTTGTTGGAACTCCACAACCCCTACAAGCACTGTTTTTTCTTTAGGCACGAACAGTGGCGTTAACGCATCTGGCGGCACATACGTAGCCTACCTATTCGCCCATGACGCAGGGGGCTTTGGCCTGACGGGTACGGACAATGTGATTAGCTGTGGGTCGTTTACGAGTGATGCGTCTGGTAAGTTTTCTGTAAACCTTGGTTATGAACCACAATGGATTCTATTTAAAACTACTAGCAATGTAGACGATTGGTATTTAGTTGACAATATGCGTGGTTTTGCTCTCACGCAATTTACTTTTTTGTCTGCACAGTCAAGTAATGCTGACACCACTTTATCTGGCTCGTATTTATTTCCAACTGCAACTGGGTTTGAATCTTCTGGAGGTGCATTTGGTTCATCTCGATCATTCATTTACATAGCCATACGCCGTGGCCCGATGAAAGTGCCTACGGTGGGGACGAGTGTGTTTAGTGCAGTATCTAGAACTGGCACATCAGCAAATGCTACTGTTTCAGCAAGTATCTCTCCAGTTGATATGGTTTTAGAAACTGCTAGAAATGCTAATTTTGGTACAGCACCAAATGCTTTTGATAGATTGCGTGGTGCAAATAGACTTCTTATAACTTCCACTACTGGAGCAGAGGTAGATACCACAAGTACACCGACATTAACGGGATTTGATGTACAAGATGGATTTAAAGTAGGCGATGATTCTGGTGGTTACGGCATTAATTACAGTCCGTATATATTTATTAACTGGAACTTCAGACGCGCCCCCAGCTTCTTTGATGAGGTTTGCTATACGGGGTCGGGTGCTGATCCTCAAACGGTTTCTCATAATTTGGGTGTTGCGCCTGAGTTGATGATTTTTAAAGCAAGGGGCGTTGCAGCAGGATGGCGTGTTTGGGGTGGCAATATGGCTATTACCGAATATTTGGCGCTTAGCGAAACCTCGGCAGTAGTAACAGGCTCAACATTTTTCGGCAGTACCTTGCCAACGGCTACATCGTTTTATGTGGGTAGCGGACTTAGCGTTGCGGCAAGAACACACGTTGCCTACCTCTTTGCAACCTGCGCTGGTGTTTCCAAAGTAGGCTCATACACAGGCAACGGCACAACTCAAACTATCAACTGTGGCTTCACAGGCGGGGCTAGGTTTGTGCTTATTAAGCGTACTGACTCAACTGGCGGCTGGTATGTCTACGATACAGCTAGAGGCATGACGGTATTGACAGACCCGTATTTGTTTTTAAACAGCACAGCGGCGGAAGTTGCTACGCTCGGCTCCGTCACCACGGTTTCAACAGGTTTCGCTTTAGACTCAGCAATCTTGGCAGCAATCAATGTGAATGCTGGCACCTATATCTTCTTGGCTATAGCGTAAGGAAAACAAAATGCAAATCAGAATTCAATCAACAGGCGCAGTAATGTACGAAGCAGAGTTTCGTGCATACACCAAAGCCAACGGTGGCCCTACATGGGAGACAACAACTACTGAGGTGCTTGAAGCCTTGGGTGCTGATGTAGTCTTTGAAGGTCCACAAGCCACAGGCGGCACGGTCTATCAGTACAGCCAACGTGATGGC